GCAACCGCCGCTTCTGGGTCATCCCTGTGACCGCCGCACCGCACATCCCTGTCGATGGCCTGCTGCTCGAGCGGGATGCCATCTGGGCGGCAGCCGTGGCCGCCTACCGCAACGGTGAGCCCAACCACCTCAGCCGAGATCACGCCCAGCAGGTGGACGCCGAGAACGAGACCTACCTCGTCGATAGCCCATGGAAGGCCGCCATCCAAGAGTGGCTGGCCAACCGCAGGAGCATCGAACCGATCACCAGCGAGGCCATCCTGACCCAGGCAATCAACAAGCCAGTCGAGCGCCAAGGGCGTGCCGATCAGATGCAGGTGGCCGGGATCCTGCGTGAGCTGGGTTACGAAAAGAAGCGCGCATGGTTGGGAGGTAGGAACAAATGGGTGTTTGTCCAACCTTCAAAATGAGGTTGGAGAGTCCAGATCCGTTCCCCTGCAGTCCTTTTACCTACCCTACTAACCTACTAACCTATTGAATAAAGGGTAATGAAAAGGAGAGGTAGAGAAAAAAGGAGCTATATAGGCAAGGTAGGCGAGGTTGGGAGGTTGGTAGGAGCCTGGATGGCCTGCCGGCCTACCCTTGGCCCATGGCATCCATCACCCTCGACATCCGCTCAGAGTTGCCCAAGGCCATCATGTGGACCGACACGATGACCAAGCAGCTTCCGTTCGCGATCAGCCAGGCGATTAACCGCACGGCATTTGACGCGCGCACAGCCTTGGGTGGAGCAACCCGGCAATACTTCGACAGGCCTACGACCTTCATTCAGAACGGCTGGCGCGTTGAAAAAAGCAGCAAGCGCAGCCTTGTTGCCACGGTCTTTCCTGAAGCCAAGCGTGTCCCTTACCTACTCCGCAACATCACCGGCGGCCGCCGCGGGACGAAGCCCTTTGAGGCCAAATACCTCGGAGAGGCCGCTGGAAGCCTCCCAGAGGGCTCCAAACTCATCCCGGCTGTCGTCCGCCGCAACGCACAGGGGAACGTCTCCCTGGCCGCTCTGAGGCGCATCACAGGCCAGATCGGCGGCACTGGCCGCAACTCTGTCTTCATCGGCACTCCAACAGGAGGCGCCCGCCCGCCTGGCGTTTATCAACGCGGCAGCAAAAACAGGCTGATTCCATTGTTCGTCGCAGTCCCGTCGGCTACCTACAGGCCGATCTTCCCGATGGGTCAGATCGGCCAGAAGGTGGTTCAGCGACGTTTTGGTGATTACCTCCGCAGCAGCCTTGAGCGGGCTGTTGCATCAGCGCGATAATGTGGTGGCTTGGCGCAGTTGACGCTGCCCAAGCCGTGACCGATCTGATTCCGCAGACCGATGAGACAACGTTACGAAATCCCTGAGCCTGGGCAGCCGTTTGACCCGGCGATTTTTAGGCTCGGGTCACCTTGCAAGCGCAACCACCTTTGGGATGAAGGGGTGACGCTTCGATTGATTAAAAACAGGAAATGCCCACTTTGTGATCGCATTGACTCATTAGAGCGGCAAACAAAGCGACGAAACGATGACCCGGAAACTTTTAAGGCTACTGCTGCTTTATACATGAGAAGAAGAAGGGCAAAGCACGGACGTGGATCAAGGTCTAAACACGGGTTGCCCTATACGCCTCGCCCTGACCTTGAAACGCGCATGATGCTTGCTGCCATCAGGCGTGCTGGTCGGCTGCCATCAGTGGCACGACTCGTCTACGACCAGCAACTTGAGCATTGGCGTGCACATCCTGATTTACATACTGAGTTTAATCGTCAGCGAGTATTGCTTAGATTTCGCTGGAGATATATGACCGACGTTACTTTTAGGCTTTACCACGGCAGCAAGGCTAGTCAACGCAAGGCGCGTCTGCGAGGCAGTTGCGCGGTAACGGTGAGCCCTGACCAGCTTTGGCGCAGGTGGGTCGAGTTCGATCACTGCTGCGCATACTGCGGCACTCAAGGCGACCTGCAGGTTGAGCACGTCATCCCGATCAGCAAAGGCGGCGAGCATCACCTTGGCAACATCGTCCCTGCCTGTGCTACCTGCAACTACAGCAAGCGGTCTGCGCCTGTTGAGCAGTGGTACAAGGCTCAGCCCTTCTTTGCCGAGACCAGATGGCTTGCAATTCAGGCCGCACTCGCCAAGGGGCAGCCCATGACCGAGCAGCTTGCCATGCGGCTATGCGCATAACGGGTCCTCCCTGGCCTAAAGCCGGCGGGTGATCGCAGACCGCACGCTTTCGCTAGCGTTAGCGGCCTAGGCTCATAAACGCTTGCAGCGCAAGGGATCTCAGCCAATCGCAAAATGGTCTCGGCCTAAGACCGTTTAGCGGCGTTTAGGACCAGTTAAGTTAAGGCTAATGGTGCTTAACGCTGTCGCGTGTTGGTTACGTTCGCTGAGTTTGCTGCGATTCGTGGATGCACGAAAGCGGCAGTGACTCATGCCAGCAAGAGCCGCATCGCTGCGGCGGTGGTGATCAAGGACGAAAAGAAATGGCTTGATCGCGATCTGGCGTTGGAGCTATGGAACAAGAACACGCAGGCGACGCACTGCAGCAAGGTGAGTCAGCCGGATCCGGTTGACCCAAAGGAGCTACGCAGCGCGATCGATAAGTTGCCGGATGATGCGATCCCGGATCTCAACGAGAGCCGCGCGAGACGCGAGCATTATCAGGCTGAGCTGGCGAAGCTGCAAGTGACGCAGCAGCGTGGCGATCTGGTGCCGGTGGAGGATGTGAAGAAGGACGCGTTTCAGGTTGGGCGCAGCATCCGCGAGGCGCTGGCGAATCTGGCTGATCGGCTGAGTCATCAGCTGGCGGGCGAGACGGATCCGACGGTGATCCATGAGGTGCTGACGCGTGAGCATCGGGATGCGCTGCTGGCGCTGGCACAGATGTCAGACTGAGCCGATGATTGATCTACGCCTAGGCGACTGCTTGGAGGTGCTGGCCACGTTGGAGGCAGCGTCGGTCGATGCCGTGATCACTGACCCGCCCTACGCCAACACTGGAACAGGCAGCAGCAGGGTTAGCACTGTTTCTGCCATCCCAGACGAAAGGCAGTTCTTTGATCTGTGGATGCGTCAAGTCTGGGCTGAGCTGGCAAGGGTGCTCAAGCCGACCGGCGCGGCGTTCATGACCATCGACTGGCGCGGCGCGATGGCGTGCGAGCGCGCGGCCTGTGGTTCGCCCTTGGCATTTGGTGGCGTTGGCGTTTGGGACAAGGAGCAGCTGGGCATGGGCTACATGCTGCGGCACTCCTACGAATGCTTCGTGGCCGCGAGGATGCCGGAATGGAAGCCGGTGAACCGTTCGGTTTATGACGTGTGGCGCGTCAAATGGGGGCCTATGAACCGCAAGACCGGCCACCAAGCAGAGAAGCCGGCGGAGCTGATGCTGCGTGCGCTGGACCTGTTGGCTCCACCAGAGGGCGGCGTGGTGCTGGACCCATTCATGGGCAGCGGCACGACTGGCGTGGTGGCGGCACAGAAGGGCTACTGCTTCATCGGCATTGAGCGCGAGCCCGAATTTCACGAGCTATCACGGCGCCGGATTGCCGATGCGCTGGGCTACGGCGGCCAACCCGATCTGTTCGCGTGAGCGTCTGGCGCGCTGGGTTTATGGAAGGGCTGCGGCCTGAGCAGCCGTTGACGGTGAGCGAGTGGGCGGATGCGCATCGCCGGCTGAGCAGCAAAGCATCGGCGGAGCCGGGACCGTGGCGCACGAGCCGGACGCCGTACCTGCGCGAGCCGATGGACTGCTTGAGCAGCAGCAGCCTGGTGCAGAGGGTGGTGATGATGTTCGCGGCGCAGACGGGCAAGACAGAAGCGGGCAGCAACTGGCTGGGTTATGTGATCGACCATGCACCGGGTCCGATGCTGTGCGTACAGCCGACGGTCGAGATGGCGAAGCGGCTGAGCAAGCAGCGGCTCGAGTCGATGATCACGGAGACGCCAGTGTTGGCGGAGAAGATCGCTCCGGCCAGGGCGAGGGACTCGGGCAACACGATGTTCAGCAAGGAGTTCCCCGGCGGGATCATGCTGCTGACCGGTGCCAACAGCGCGACGGGGCTGCGGTCGGCGCCGTGCCGCTACCTGTTCGCTGACGAGGTGGATGCGTTCCCGAGTGATGTGGATGGAGAGGGCGACCCGGTGGCGCTGGCGGAGCGGCGGACGACAACGTTCGCGCGGCGCAAGATCCTGCTCACCAGCACCCCGACTGTGAAGGACTTCAGCCGGATCGAGGCGGAGTATTTGCGGAGCGATCAGCGGCGGTTCTATGTGCCGTGTCCCAATTGCGGGGGGATGCAGTGGCTGCAATGGCCGCGGCTGAAGTGGGACGCAAAGCGGCCGGGTGATGTGCGGTATGAGTGCGAGCACTGCGGCGAGCGGTTCGAGGAACTGCACAAACCGGCGATGCTGCGCGGCGGCGAGTGGCGCGCGACAGCACCGAGCGATGGCAGGACTGCGGGCTTCCAACTGAGTGGGCTGTATAGCCCGCTTGGCTGGTGCAGCTGGGAGCAACTGGTGGATGACTTCCTGCGGGCGAAGGCTGACGCGCCGGCGCTGAAAGCGTTCGTGAACACGCGACTGGCTGAGACCTGGGAAGAGGATTACGCGGCGTCGGTGAGTGCCGATGGACTGCTGGCGAAGCGGAAGGACTTCGCTGCTGGCATGTGCCCCGACGGCGTGGTGCTGCTGACTTCCGGCGTGGACGTGCAGGACAACCGGCTGGCTGTGAGCGTATGGGGCTGGGGTGAAAGCGAGACTGGCTGGCTGGTGTGGCACCAAGAGCTGATGGGCGACCCGACGCAGACGGAGGTCTGGGCGCAGTTGGATCAGGTGCTGGCGACTGAGTGGGATGCGGTTGGTGGGCGGACGCTACGGATCAGCCAGATGGCGGTGGACAGCGGCGGCCACTGCACGCATGAGGTCTATGCCTATGTGCGCGATCGGGTGCGGCAGGGTGTGGTTGCGATCAAGGGCAGCAGCAGACGCAACAGCCCGGCGGTGGGCAAGGGCAGCAAGGTGGATGTGAACTGGCGCGGTCGTGTGATCAAGCGCGGCGTGACGCTGTACCAGCTGGGCACCGACACGATCAAAACGACGCTGTTCGGCCGGCTCCGGCACAACGAAGGCTCGGGCGGATTGTTCTTTGGGCAGGCTGCTGATGCGGAGTATTTCAAGCAGCTAACGAGTGAGCGGCAGGCGCTGCGGTATCACCGGGGCTTTCCGATTCGGGAGTGGGTGAAGAAAGCAGGCGATCGGAACGAGGCGCTCGACTGTGCGGTCTATGGGTATGCGGCAATGCTGATCTACAGCCGTCGGATGAACAAGGCGACGATGTGGCAGCAGTTGCGTGATCAGTTGGAAGGCGGGAAGAAACCAGCGCTAAGATCGACACAGCAGTCCGCTCCGGCGGCTGCTAGTGGCTTCGTGAGCAACTGGTAGCCGTGCGCATCCCAAGCGAGATCAGAGCGGGCGACACGATCCAGTGGCGCGATGTCGAGGGCGTAGACAATCTCGGCAACGTGGTCAGCAGTGCCGCGTACACCCTGACCTATTACCTGCGATTCAACGCTGCCAGCGAAGGCGCGACGGTGGTCGGCACGGCTTACGGCACGGGCTGGGAGTTCACGGTCGCGGCGGCGACCAGTGCGGGCTTTGATGCTGGAACGTGGTTCTGGCAGGCTGTCGCGACGAAGACAGGCAGCACGATCACGCTGGGCAGCGGTCAACTGACGGTGCTGCGATCGCTGAGCTACAGCGGCTCGCCTGGCGCTGTTGATGGCAGGTCGCAGGCACAGCAGGACCTGGATGCGGTGCAGGCCGCGATCCGCGCGCTGGTGTCCGGCGGCGTGGTGCGGGAGTACACGATCGGCAGCCGGAGCCTGAAGAAGTACGAGCTGGCGGATCTACTGCAGCTGGAGGCGAAGCTGAAGGCTGACGTGAAGCGTGAGCAGATGGCGGACTTGATAGCCAACGGGCT